ATCACAGACCTGTCTATTCACTATTGACTTCTAACTATTTGAAATCCTAATATGAGTGCCGACCTGTTTAAGGTTTTCTAATCATGGCAAAAGCACGGGATTATAAGCGTGAGTATAAAATCTCACAAAGCAAGCCGAGGCATATTAGTGATCGCTCATCACGAAACAAGGCACGTCGAGCCGCCGAGAAGGCTGGGAGGGTGCATAAGGGTGATGGGAAAGAGATTGATCACCGGGATGGTAACCCTCGCAATAACTCTACCCGTAATCTACGAGTCACAAGTCGGAGAGCGAATCGCAGGAAAGGCTGACCACCGACAATATGCGTTTGCCTTTGGGTAGTATATGCACTAACTTTTTTTTCGCCGTAGTCGCGGTTGCCGCTTTCTCAGTGGCTGGCGGGTATCTTTTTGGTCGAAGAACCGCTGGCCCATCTCTTCGTGGCTAATCGTGGCTACGGTAGCTTCAAACTACTCAGGGAGGCTCTCGGTAGATGAGGGTATACGGCGTTATAACGCTAAAGTGCGGCGGCACTTGCGGAAGAAGTCTGAGTCTAAAAGTCTGCATGGTCGTACCCTTTATAAACACTTAATTAGGCAACTGCATTCGGCTCTCAAGAGTCTTCTAAAGGAGACTCTCAAGGGCAAAGCGGGTCAGCACCGGCACTCCTTGTCGGTCATCATCCCCATCCCCTCTCAGCTAACTGCTCACTTGGCTCTAGTTACAGTTCTAGACTCTCTTCAAGTCCCTCAAAAAAGAACTGCGTTAGCGTATCAGGTAGGACGGGGCTTAATTGATGAGATGCATTTCCGCAAGCTTAAAAAAACTCATCCTACTTGGTGGCAGTCACTTCACTCTAAGGTTCTTCGCCGTTCTTCATACAAGTTTCGACGGAATCTGGCGATTCGGGCAGCGAACCAAGACCTACCTAGCAATTGGAGAGAGCCGATAGGCCGTGAACAGCAGATTCACCTTGGGATTATCCTACTGGAGCTGATCCGCACCTCCACTGGTTTAATTGAGTATGAGAAACGTGCCTACGGGAGAGCCAAGACCATCTATTATGTGACCCCTACAGAGGTGACCCTCCGCTGGATCGACCGGTTTCATAAGAAGATTTCGATGGTCAGTCCGTACTACCTACCGCTCTCTGAGAGACCTCCTGACTGGACGACACCAACGAACGGCGGGTATGAGCTGCCAGAGGAAGTTGGTTGGCACTTCGTTAAACAGACAAACAGTGGGAGGAGACAAAAGAAGAATAATTATACCTCACAAAATCTGTCTCTGGCATTCCGGGCAGCGAACCGACTCCAGTCAGTTCCTCTGAGGGTAACTGTCAGGTGTCTGTCAGTACTCTCAGAGTTATGGAAGAAGGAGAATAATGGTAGAGTAACTGACAGGAGCACTGTCGGAGAACCTAATGGTACTAAAGGTTATAGACGGAGTCAAGCACTCTTTTACTCTAGGCAAAGGAAGGCCATCCCGAAGCTCCTCCAACGATCCTCGCTCCTGCATCGAGCTAGACAAAGTGTGGGAACTGATTTGTATTTCCCGGTACAAGCAGACTTCCGAGGACGACTGTATTATGTACCTAAAATCTTCAACCCACAGGGGCCGGATGAGGCCAAGGGGCTACTGGAATTCAGTGAGGCCCGGAGGGTAGCTGGTAGTGAACATTGGTTCCTCATTGGAGGGGCCAATCGGTACGGCATCAAGGGTTCCTTTGAGGAACGCGAGGAGTGGGCAGTCAAGCATGAGAAGCCCATTCGAGCTGTAGCCAACGACCCACTGTCCAATAAATCTTTCTGGTTGGACAGTGAATGTCCCACCGAGTTCTTACAATGGTGTTTTGAATTTGATGAATGGATGTCTAACCGGATCGGGTTTCAGTCTCGCCTTCCAGTCAAACTGGATCACAGCGCGAGTGGCCTCCAGATTATCTCACTGCTCAAAGGCGACATGGAGTTACAACGGTTGACAAATCTTACCGACAGTAAGGAGCCAGTGGATATATATTCCCTATTATTTTCATCAATAAAGAAGAAGCTACTCACACAGGCACAGCCTGAGTCACTGAGATGGCTGGCACTTGGTCTCAACCGAAAGGTGATCAAGGAGCTGACCATCATGTATATGTACGGCGGCACTCCTCACGGTATGCAGCAGTGTGTGATCCGGTGGTACATCAGTCTTGATGACGACCCATTTGGTAGGACAATTTACAATCACATTGCCAATCTGCTGAACATTTATCATGAAGCTCTGGATGACCTGTCGGACGCTCCGCGTATGTTCATGAAGGCGAGTCGCGACCGCGTTCAACCTGACGAGATACTATCATGGGTCTCGCCGTCCGGGTTCCCGGTATCGAACATTTATCGTCAGACCGTCTCCAGCCGACACCGCTCGACAATTAATGGGGAGCGCGTGTCATTCCACGTCACACAGGACACCGATAAGCTGGCCTTGGGCCGTGCTAGGAACGCAGTGGCAGCCAATCTGGTGCATTCGTATGATGCTGCCCTCCTACACCAAGTGGTAGGACAATTTGAGCAACCGCTGGTTTCGCTCCACGATTGTTATGGCGTTCACCCATGTAATTGCGATACATTAAGGTCTTACGCGCAAAACACAATATGTAGTACTTTTGGTGTTGACAACCACTGCATATGGTATTATTTTCTTGCGTGACGAGCGAAACGGCTTCGACCAACTTGGGCCTCAAGCTCGTCATTTAACTGAGAAACCTAAAAGAGATGACGAAACAAACTGACGCAGTGCGTCCAATTACTGTCCCGCTGACGACCCAACTAGTCACAGCGGTTTTCACCCACCTCGATCAGCCAGATACCAAATTCTGTGACCGAGGGTGGTATAAAATTGTCTTCCGAGTATCACTCGATGAAGGCGAGAAACTACAGAGTAAGCTGAAGGGCATACTCAAGGATTGGACGACCGAGCTGAAAAAGGCTGGTGTCCCTCCAGCAAAAACACTCAACCCTGTCGGCGGGAAACTCAAGCAAGACGATGACGGGACTGAGTGCTATTGGTTTGAGGCCAAAATGCGGCCCAACTTCAAGAGCCGTAAATCTGGGGAGATGATCAAGCAGCGACCCCAAGTGCTCGACGCTCAGCTCAAGCCTATGGTCGAGCTGGTAGGGAGCGGCTCGAAGGTTAAAGTTTCGTTCAAAGCGACCGCCTACAACACGCCACAAGCAACTGGTATTACTCTTCGCCTGAACGCGGTTCAGGTTCTAGACTTGGTTCGAGTGGGGGAGCAGAATGACACTGGATTTGGTGTTGAAGAGGGCTTCTCTACCGAACCATCCCCGGTTGGGGAGACGACCAACTCCTCTTCTGAAGTAGCCGAACCAGCCTCAGCAGCCAACTTCTGAACTGGTAGTCACACGTTGGTGTACTGTGGTTGGTAATGGCTGAACAGCCGCCATATCGGAGTCAGCTCGAAAGGGGGATGGGAGACCTCTTGGATTCACTTGGAATCCCATTCCTCTTCGAGCCTACCCGAATACCCTACCAAAAGGCGCACCACTACCTCCCCGATTTCTATATAGAGTCGAAGGATTTTTTTATTGAAACGAAAGGGAGGTTTCTTCCGAGTGACCGCAAGAAGCATCTGCTCATCAAGAAACAACATCCAGAGATCGACATCCGGTTTGTGTTCCAAAATCCATGTCTGAGGCTCTCAAAAAAGTCGCACACAACGTATGGCGAATGGGCTACTCATCATGGCTTCCTGTGGAGCGGAAAGCGGATTCCAGAATCATGGTTCTCCTGAGACCAAGAGGAGCAACACACGCGCACCTGACCACACTGGCGGGTAAACGTGCATTAGTGACGCTCGCTGACCTCGACACACTAGCGGGATCAAAGGGTAAATTGAAGTGGTTACGCATCACAAAGCGTGACCGAGAAGTTTTAGGAACTGTCCAATTCGATGGACAAATTGACGAAGTATCAAGTGACTACCAAAGAAAAAGAAAAAACAAGTGAGCTTGTCCGGCATGGCCCCTGCCCGGACTGTAACAGCTCAGACGCAGTAGGGGTCTACGATGACGGTCATGGGTTTTGTTTCTCATGCAATTCCTTCCACCGCGACTATGATAAGGAGGGAAGTACGCCTCGACCGGCGGCGGTGCAACACACGAGCAGTCCTTCCCTGAGCAATGTCTCGTATGCCGCCTTACCCAAACGGGGTCTCTCGGAAGAGACGTGCCGGTTTTGGCAATATGAGGTGGGTGAGTATTCTGGACGCCCTGTCCAGATCGCCAACTACATCACCGCCAATGGTGAGCGGCTCTCAAAAATTCGGTTTGCTGATAAAGACTTCATGCAGATCGGGAAGGGCAAATTACCCTTGTATGGTCAGTGGCTATGGGAGCGTACCGGCGGTGGCAAACTCATAGTGGTCACTGAAGGTGAGATTGACGCTATGTCCATATCACAGCTTCAAGAGCACCGCTGGCCGGTTGTGAGCATACCGAATGGTGCAGCCGGGGCTGTCCGGGCCTTCCGCGATAACCTCGAATGGCTTGAACAGTATGAGTCGGTCGTCATCATGTTTGACAACGACAAGGTTGGTAAGGAGGCCGCTGACCAGTGTTCTCAAGTCCTCTCAATTGGCAAAGCCAAGGTCGCTACACTGCCTCTGAAAGATGCGAACGAGATGATGACTGACGGTCGCTCTCAGGAGTTAATTTCTGCGATCTGGAATGCGAAGTCATGGCGTCCGGACGGGATCGTTAGCGGCGAGGATTTGTGGGAGGTCATTAACGCTCAGAAGGCCAACATTGCACACGGCTACCCGTGGAATGGACTAAACGCACTGACTCACGGCCTCCGTGAGGGGGAGATCACTACGCTGTGTGCTGGTTCTGGCATTGGGAAGTCTCAGGTCTGTAAAGAACTGGCATACCATCTCATCACTGAGGGCCAGACCATAGGCTACATTGCGCTGGAGGAGTCCACTCAGAGGACTGCGCTAGGACTCATGGGCCTTCACCTGAACAAACCCATTCACCTCACTCCAGACGAGGTTCCTGAAGAGGCGAGGCGAGCGGCCTTCGACGAGACCATTGGCTCAGGCAGATACTATACCTATGACCACTGGGGATCACTTGGCGAAGCTAACCTGTTATCAAAAATCCGATATTTAGTAACGTCAGTTGGTTGCCGAATTATTTTTCTCGATCACATATCAATCGTCGTTTCCGGAATGGAGGGAGGCGATGAACGGCGGATGATCGATAACACTATGACCAAGCTGCGGAGTCTCGTCGAGGAGCTAGGCTTCGGGCTGGTGTTGGTGAGTCATCTGAAACGACCAGAAGGTCGCGGCCATGAGGAGGGTGCTAGAACCACACTCGCGCAACTGCGAGGCTCCGCTGCCATAGCTCAGTTGAGTGATATGGTGTTGGGTCTTGAACGGGATCAACAAGACGCGGCCACAGCCAACCAGACGTGCCTCCGGGTGCTGAAGAACAGGTGGTCTGGCCAAAACGGTGTCGCCTGTTACCTCGACTACAGCGAGGAGACCGGACGAATGATGGAAGGTGAACCACCACAGGAGGAGACTAATGACTCGAACGATTTTTGACATCGAAACGAATGGTCTGCTACCTCATTGCGACAAGCTCTACTGCTTGGTCTGTCGCGATGCCGATACAGGTGCAACTCATTCCTATGGCCCCGGACGGTTGGCCGACGGTATACAACACTTACTATCATCCGACGAGATCATAGGCCACAACATCATCGCATTTGACATCCCTGCTCTCAAGCATCTTGGCTACCTCCCCGACAACCAGCAGCTCCCGAAGGTAACTGACACTCTCGTTCTGAGCCGTCTTATTCACACGACAATAGGCGACACTGACCGGGAGCATCTGATCAAGGACGAGGACTATATGCCACGCAAAACTCAGGGCAGTCACTCGCTCAGAGCTTGGGGCTATCGGCTGGGAGAGCTAAAGGGCAACTTTGGTGAGGAGCTGGGCTTCGAGGAGTATTCACCGGAAATGTTGAAGTACTGCGAGCAGGACGTGCTTGTAAGTCATCACTTGTACGACTCATTAATCGCGGAGGGTTGGGATCAGCAGTGCATTGATCTTGAGCACGAGTTCGCCCAAGTCATTCAGCAGATGGAGCAGCACGGGTTCGCGTTCGACCTACCCAAGGCTCACGAACTATATGTCACATTATCCACGCGCAAGCTGGCACTGCTGGACTCCCTGAAGGCGATGTTTCCAGACGAC